CCACCTTTCGGTGGATGATACTGCAGGACCCCGCAACTCACTTGTTTTCAGATTTCATTCTTTGAACATCAACGATTGCATGTCCGTAAGTATTCTGGGTTAAGGACTCCATAAACGGTCTCATTCGGCTCCTTCAGTGGAGTGATTAGAGAAAGGTAAGCTTAAGCTGGCTTATCCCGTTACCCTATGGTCGGTGAATATTCCGATACTCGTGAAACCATTAACGTAGAACCATTAGAGTCGCTTTGTTTGCTGCTACCTTGTTGAAGGGCTCGCACCCCCGATGCTTGGTTTGGTCCGTTAATATTCACTGAGGGCTGCTTACTATAATAAAATTATCTTGCGACAATCTTTACTACAGCAAACAGACCTATGCCTTCTCCATCTTGGATTAAAATTAAAGAAATTTTAGTCTTCGTGAGAGTGGCAGTGTGATCTTTAGGACTAAGACCATTCATGGGTTCGTTCGACCTCTTCAGAACTAGAATCGAGAGATTAATTCATCTAAATGGCAGAACTTTTGTTTGCCAATATTTGAAAGAATGCTTCCGACTAGTTGTAAGATGGGCAGCTAACGCATATGCGCCTAATGGTAACATTGGTGTGTCATGTGTAAGAGGCTTGCCGAGAATTATACCAGCTCAAATCAGACTTGCTATGATTCAGTGAAAAACTGAAGATAGCCTTTCTGGATTTGCTGTGATTAGATGTGTATTGACGGTGTTATCATTGTATCGAGTTATTGGGGTGAAAGCCCCTGTTAACTTGGGTACCATAATATCCCCCTTTAAAGGGGTTTACCAAACAATGGACTCTAACGTTATTTCAGCAATCGCTTCATGACTGAAAGTTGGATTGGTTATCAAACCGGTTTCATTATTTATTAGCGAATCATCTGGTCCAAACTATAAACAAGCAATCTGAGGTTCCCCTTTAGATGCAGTTGCATTCCTATTTAATCCATTTACATGGTTTAACTTCGCAATGTGCTGCTACTTAAGTGGCAACCTGTGATTTCTGTGTTGACAAGTTGGGATCGTGATGGGTTCACTTCCACTACTACCGTTGCTTTGAATCATTGGGCTATGCCCTGTATGATTAGGTAAACTGGCTGTAATTAAAGAAGGTGCAGGTAAAAATCGAATAGTCGCGCTTACTGATTACTGGACACAGGCTATATGCCTGCCATTGCATAATGCAATTTTCAAAATTTTGAAATCCATCAAACAGGACGGGACTTTTGATCAACATGCACCAGTTTCTTTATTACATGACAGAATCCTGACTTCGGGAGCATGATCCTTTGATCTTTCTGCTGCAACTGATCGATTACCGGTACTCCTCCAATGTCAAGTTCTTACAATCCTAGGATTGTCTTGAGCCAAATATTGGATGGGGTTACTAGCGTTTAGACAGTGAGCTTGGAAAGGTAAAGGTATAATGTACGCTGTTGGACAACCAATGGGCGCTTATTCGTCTTGAGCTATGCTAGCATTAACGCATCACTTTGTGGTGCAATACGCGGCTTACTCTTGCGGATGACGACAGTGGTTTCCGTGGTATGCAATAGTCGGTGACGATTTGGTAATCGCTGATGAAGCGGTAGCCTTATCTTATAAATCACTAATGAGTGATTTAGGTTTGGATATTAATATGTCCAAATCACTGATCTCTTCATACTGCTATGAATTTGCTAAACGATGGGTTCATGTGCTAAAAGGGGAATTTACCCCGATTGGCGCTGGAGTCTTGTTAGTAACTATCAGAAACTTGCGACTTATGCCGTTATTGTTCTTAGATATGCTATCTAAACACTGTGTGATTGCTTCTCCTGCAGTTTTAGAAAGAATACTACATATTATTGGTTCACTGAGACCTAAAAAGTCCAGTGATATCATTAATTCTGTAGTTTTAGCAATATGCGGGCCATCAGGTATAATGTTTGGGTTCTCACCAGTAATCAGTGCTTTTGCACTCGAAATCTGGTTGATGAACGTCAAATTACACCTTCTTGGTTCTGCGAAATTGGTAGCTGTGGTCGAAGAATTCTTTACGAATCTCCAACTGGCTAACAAACAGAGATCCCTCGAAGTTGCTGAAAACCGATATGATCATCTATTGTCGAATTGATGAAGATATACTTTATTCGCACCATTTATGGTGAGATTAAGTAGATTCCTCCCAAGTTGGCAATGGACTCATATTCTTGATTTTCAGTTTCCTTTTTGATTGCTAGCGGTTCTTTCTTGACCGCTTCTAGTTTATGGGCCAAGCATGAGAGCCTATTTAGATAAATGGCGAAGTTTAGTGACTGAACCATACTATACGTATTTTGAAGAATGGGGTCCATATATATGGATCTCACCATGGCAAAGGGACCCGCCGGGCCCATGGGTATTGTTGGACTACTTTAGAACCATTGGGACAACCAACGATCCCTCATTCGCCTCAATATCATTTGAAGACAGAGATCGGGTTCTTGACTTATTCGCTCAGCAAAATGCTTTGAGCAAAGTAATAATTCAAGAAGCCAACTCTGCCTATGATTTCTATCGATACGAATCTCAGAAAATGAGAATAGTACTATACAACCCTAAGGTAGCGGGGAAGCCCGTGCTAGGTGTATCTTCCAAAGCGGCATAGTGGTGCAAGTCCACGGATACATCGAACCTTATTGTCTAGAAAAGATCATGC